GAACCGAGCCCTATGCTCTCATGCTTGTTCTCAGGCTTGATGACGAACGTGACCGAGCCAAAGTCCTGGCCTTCCTCCATAGCGCGATATGCGGCTTCGCATACCACGGCATTAAAGCTATATTTATCTCCGGCATGAGACTTCGCTGTACCGCTCGGTCGCCCCCAATCTGCGGGTGCCGGGTTTTTGAGCTGCGGATAATGCAACGTAATCTCCTTGGACTTCGGTGAAGACTTACCCTCCCACGAGTCGCTGATGCTGGATTTACGACAGTCATCAGCTTCCTCGAACGTCAACTTTGTGTAAACGAACGACGTCGGGGCGTTAATAAAGCCCTCAGGCCTATAGGGCCTGGTGACTTCAGGCAAGAACATGAACCACGGCGCGTCCAGGAAATCCCGTGGCGTATTCACGTTCACCGGACCCGTAGAAGCCTGAGCTCCAGCCTCTGCTCCCGCCTTCACCCCGACATTCTGCCGAATATCCACCTCCTGCTTCACGTTTACCTTCTGCTCAACCTTGGGCTTGTCGCCCCCACCTCCCCCACCATGGGGCGGACCGTGATTGTCCTCCCCGGCGAAGACAGGAGCGGTGCAGAGAAACACCCCAATTGCCACTACTATCATTTTCCACATTGCCTTTTCCTCCCTTTTTAGGTTACTTGTGTCTCGGAACATACATCGGTACTCGGTGTTCGTCCTCATCCCGCGACAGCCTCTTCGGCGGCGTAACAGTCTCCAATGCCGCCACCCGCTTCGAAAGATCATCCAACCCCCGCCTCAGTTCCCCCAACTCAGCTCGTACCCCATCCAGACTCTTCGCTAGGACTGCTACACTCCGCAGCAAAGCAGCCTGCTGAGCTTCGGAAACGGACAGCCGATCCTCAATCGCGGTCAGACGTGCCCCCACATCGGACGGCGGAGGCGAGGGTTTAGTTACCAGATACACAAGCCCCCCCATCACAACCAACAGCAGAACTACCAACACGACGAACTGTTTCGTTTTCATTTCAATTTACTCTCCTCCTCCGTGTTCTGGGTTCGTTCATTCTGTTCCGTGGCTCCCTTACCTCCTTGGAAAGGGATTGTTTTAGCCTCTCTCCCAGCCCCAGGAAGAAATCCCGGAGCTCCCGAAAAGCAAACGCCGGAAACCCAACCTTCGTCCATGTCACCCTCTCATTAGATGCCAACCAAAACACTCCAGCCGGACTTTCGACTAACAAAGCGAAATCCATACCCTCCACTTCCTCAATCCGACTCTCCCCCCAACGTGCCACCCGTCCCGCTTCATATGGTACGGCGGACCTTCCCAGAGCCTCCAGCGACTCCTCCCATTGCCCCAACCGCCAAGGACCATCAATCGCCGTCCGAAGATGAATCACTTTCTTTCCTTCCTGGCATCCACGTACAAGACCGCATCCCTCACTCTTCCCCCTCCGGAGCTACTTCCCGACCCACACTCTTCCCTTCTTCGGTTACGATCCACGGCTTCTCTTCCACCAACTGAGGCAAATCCTCCCGCTTGAACGATTTCCCTTGATACTGATATAATCCCCCCCGCTTTCTAGTCACCACTCCTTCCTGTTCCAATAGCTCAATCAAACCCGAATACCGATCAACGCCCGTGAAGAAAGACACCTCCACCGTCGCCGACCGGAGCGGAGGCGCCGTCCGATTCTTCGTGCATATTACCCGACAGAGACCCCCCGTCGGGATGACCTTCCCTCTCTCCTCCTTCTTCTGCCGGACTTGGGATAACTTAAGCCGTACCGAGGCCAGATACGGAATCGCCCGACCGCCCGGCGTCGTCTCAGGATCTCCGAACCGGACTCCAATCTTCTCCCGCACCTGATTGATAATGACGAGCGTATCCAGCGGTCCCGCATACGCATTCAAGAGTCTCGCGGCCGCAGAGACCATCCGCGCTTTGGACAAATCCGCCTTGGCCAACCCCTCCTGAAGTTCAAACCGCGTGGACATAGCCGCTACGGAATCCAACACCGAGATCGTCAGCATATCTTGCGTGATTCTCCGGACTTTCTTCCAGGCCGAAATAAAGAAATGCGTAACATCTTCCACCGTCAACGTAACTTCACTCTCATTCGACGCCGTCTTCGGATTCCAATACACCAATGCCGGATCTTCCAAACCAACTGCCCGTCCGAATGTTCGATCGTACGCTCCCTCCACATCTCCGAAGATAGCTACTCCTCCTAACTTCTGAAGCTCAGACATCATATGCACAGCCAATAGGGACTTCCCCGAAGAAAAGGGCCCGTACAACTCCACCACCCGACCAACCGGCACTCCCCCACCCATAATACGATCAATTGCCAGATTCCCGGATGAAAATCGCCGAAGCTCCACAGCCCGGCCGATCTGGCCAACAAACTCCCGCCGAAGAGCTTCAGCGACCTTCGATGCTGCGATCTGCTTCTTATTCATCTACCCCTACGTCTCGCTGGGGGCGGCGTCGGCTGACGACGTGCCGGGCCCCGTCGCGGCGGTGGCGGAGCAGCAGCTTCCTCCCTCTCTGGAGGCTGCTCAAAATACTGCTGCCCAACCACGTCTTCTGCTGCGGAAGGCATTGCCCCCCGTCTCACTGGGGGAGATGACGCAGGCGGCGAAGGCGCGGCCGTCCGGCGACCAGCCGGAGACGACGCAGGTGGACCCCGACGAGTCTGCGCTTCCGGCTCTGGCTCTGCTTCCCCTTGGAGCACCTTGCCCAACTCTTCATAAGCCATCGGCTGGACGTATGCTTCCAGATCATAGAGTTGTTCTTCCCATCCCGTGACGGCCACTTTTGATGCTCCCCTTGGATCAACTTGCACCCGATACATCAGCGCCGGGACTTTGTCCTTGTGCTTCGTAATGATGATATCGTGCCCCTCCTTGGGATCCGTGATGTCCCCGTACTCTCGGAAACAATCCCGAATCTGATCCTGCACTGTCGGGGGAGCTCCGAACACCTGCACTCCCTTCCCCACATCTTTGCGGTCTATGATGTTGTAATAGTAACGACTCTGCCCCGACAGGGACTTGGCCAGCTTGATATCCTCTTCCGTCCCCGACTTATAGAGCTCATCCACATACTCACAGACCGGGCACGGCTGTTGGATGGTCAACCGGGGGCAGAAATAGGGACGACGCTCGATAAAATGCACGCCCCCATCCCGCATGCCGACTTCCAACGTCGCCGGATCTGAGACGACCCGGACCTGATTACGTCCTTCCTCAGCTGCCCACCAATCCCGCGCCCCGCGAGGCCGGCGTTTCTCTGCCTCATCTGCTGCCTTCAAATAGCGATCCACATCCACGCCCATCTCTAAGCCTCCTCTCCCCGACCCTCGGGTACTTCGTACTGTTGAACTTGCCCCCTCCACCCCAAACCCCACCTCAACTCAGGCGGAAAACACGTAAAACAAGCAAGCGGTTCACTCGGCCAATAATGAACATGGCCGTTAATGCATGTCCACTCATGCCACACTACCACCCGAAGACTCTCCTCTCTACGACGGCCGCCGACGATGCCCAGGACCCGTGCCCATAATACCCCGTACTTCCTCCGCCCCCACGCTCACCCGAGCGTTCAACTCCGCCCGTTTGTTCGCCGCATAGGCTATGAGCAACTGCGACCGCTGCTCGAAAGCCTCGCGCGCCACCTTCAACACCCGCTCATCTGTACAAGCCTTCAAGAAATCATCGTACCGCTGCTTGTACCGGGAATCCACGAGAATCTGTGACCGAAGACTCGTTTCCGTCATCTTATCCTGCGTCGTTGCTGCTTTCGACCGATACTCCCGATCCAGCTCAGCCGACAACATCTCCAACCCCTGCTTGATCTCATCCCGATACGACAATGCTACCGCATGTAACGTTGCCACCCACGCAAACTTGCTCGGCTGATTGATCAACTCTTGATCCAAGGAATCCTGCGTTGCCTTCAACTCCTCTTCCAGATCATACCGAGAGACCTTCCGATCGGAAAATCGGACCTGAAACTGCAGAATGCTCGACCCAACTGGTAGGCTAATAATCTCCTGAGCCATTGTCTCCCCCTATCATAATAGAACGGCAACCGCCTACCGCATCGGTAAGGGCTCCAACCCGAACTTTTCTGCAATAACATTATAATCCCACTGAGTACCCAAATCGGGCCCCGCAGTAATTCCTATCCTCCACGGTTGATTAGCCTCCAACAAGAAATCCGCCGGTACTCCATTGAACCGGCGGGTGACGACCTTCGCCGCTGTTTCCAAGGTGCCCGGTGCTCCATCCATCCACAGAGCATCATGTACTGTATTACTCAACCAGACCAGACAAGTCTTGCCATCCAACCGGACATGTTCGACTTCTGGAAATATCGAACCCCCTCCCCAATACTCCGGCTCACGCAACTCCACATACTCCCCATGATAACAAAGCGCAATACACCAGAGCGTCGTTGTCGCCTGCGCCGCCTGCGTCGGACGATTTGCATAGATATGCCGACGGTTCTCTAACATGCTCCACAATAGACCCCGTCGCTCCTTCGATAAACCAGGCGGAAACTCAAACGTGATTCCCTTACTACTTTTCAACATCCGAACACCCGGCGGTGGCCCCAACTGCCATCGACGCCCGTAGGCATCCTCCACATACTTCTGCTTAAACATGAGCTCCGTATCTACCCCATACCGCATCTGCAAATCCGGATATCCCACAAAAAAGTTTCCATGCAATCCCACCGCTTCCTTGTCTTCCTGCCAAATACGAGCTTCCAACCACAACGCCCGCTGCAGTGCCTTCCACGATCCCCCAAAGATTAGCAAGAAATACGATGTCTTTCCTACTCGCTCCCGCTCCACCGTTCCCTTCCCATACGTCCCCTCTGATACTCGGTACAAAATCGACGCCGTCTTACTGTGAATGTCTTTGCCCTCTCTCAAATAGGGAGCCGACACCCGACACCGAGCAATACATCCCGCCCGAACTACTGCCTCGGCTCCCTGCACATCTACCTTTGCTACCCACCCATGCTTCCGGGGGTCCCACCCGTCTGGACTGCCCATCCATGGCTTCACCCGCGGAACAATGCACGCTTTGACTAACTTCGCAACTTCTGGATTCGCCCGCTCCGGTAACTGGTGAACCGGCGGATCCTCGGCCGAGAGCCGAGTCGTATTCTCCTTGTCCCACCAATACTTCGGATGACAGGCTCCATCTTCTCGCCGCCAACTCAACAAATTCGACAGATGGGTACCGGCCGCTTTAGCGATCGAACGAATCTTGAGTACCGAGTACACGACCGGATGATCCTCCCCCCAATGATTCGGACCCACCGCTGCGTATGGCAAAAGCGCCTCATCGTCCGTGGACGGCTTCTCCCCTTTCTCTGTCCATTTCGTAATCTCCAAACCCAACCCCGTCGGCGAATAAAGAAAATCCCGGAACACAGCATCAGGCTTTGGTGAATGACGAGGACTATACTGAAAGATAAAACCCTTCTTAGCCGCCTCTCCTTCTACATATGCCTGCAACTTCGATAGCTCTTTCTCCCACGCTTCCAACTGGTCGACCGCCCGCTTCTCGGAAACCGGCAGCCCATTACGCTGCATCGCCGCGACCGTGGTATAGGCAGGAACATGAACCTTCCGATGGTAGTCCGCGATCTTAATAGTACTCTCCTTTATCCAGTCTCGCCTGTAATGCGTCATCCAAGGCCCATGCCAAACAACAATCTCTCACTGCATACTCCGCTACTTCCTCAACCGACATCTCCATTATCCTTTGCGGATCCACCTTCCCTTTTGGCTTACTAATACCCAACAAATCCAAACAGAGTCGCTCCAGACTATGCCCGTGGCCCGTCTCATCCAGCGCTATTGCAGCCAAATACGGATCTCGGGTCCGATTACGAACTCCCTCCACCCACCCTGGCACAATCAACCCATTCTCATCAAACGACCCGTAAAAGGCCCCTTTCTCCCACTCCGACATAAACACGGGTGTTAAGATTTTCGAAGCTTCCCCCTTCCGATCTTCCCACGACCGAAGCTCGATCCACGCCCCAATCTCCGGACTCAAAGCGATTGCCACTCCTCTCACCCGGAACTGCGGATGAAAAGGATCCGTTGCTACTGCCTTCCGAGACGGAACTCCCTGTGCATCCCCCGTCTCTATATCGAACCAGAACCGTTTGTGCGGCCCCCCAGACTCCTTGAGCTTTCCCAGGAAACCGGAGGCTTTGAGGGGATCAGAGAAAACATGGAAGCGGACAGGGTAAGGCTGTCCATCCTCCGATCCAAGAACCCGGGCCGCCATCCGGGCCAAATCGTCTCGAAACCCTTGCTCTACCGTTATTCTCGATACTCCTTCGGTCCGGATTACCCTTGCCGGATGATACGATAGAAAACAGTTCCACCCCTGACTTTTCTCCCACGTGCCATGCAACGTCTTTAACCGTGCTTTACCATCATGTAAAAACTTCTGTACCGTCCGGTCTGATAACAACAGCAACGGACCATCCCATCCCTGCAAATCTCTCATCAAATAACTCCAGCACCTCTTCTCAGCTTCCTTCCACTCCGACGTATCAAAGTCATCCCCCGGTGGCCGACACCTTCCCAGATTGGCATATCCCACATCCTTCTCCGGGTCCAAACCCACCGCTTTCAAAACCTTCCGGAGCAACTGACCAGATTCCCCCTGGAAAGGGAGCTTCAACTCTTCTTCCACCCGGCCCGGAGCGATCCCCACAGCGATGATCTTCGGATTCGACGGAATGACTGGAGCGACCTTGATCTGAGGCTCACAGGGACATCCCTCGCAAGGATTCACCCAGGCCTTCTTCGGTGACCGGGGCGGCTTAGGCTCTCCTCTCCGACGCCTCTTGGGCTGGAGATTCGTCTCCATCTCCGGAAAGAACGTTCTTCTCATCTAAGCCCTTTCCCGACAAACGTACAATCTCAGCTATCAGGCCACTGTAGCAGGAATGATGAAATGCCCCGTCCCACTTTAAGTCAAAGACTCGGAACAACTCATGGGTGGAAAGCTTTCCACTCACCCACAGCACAAGAGCCTCTCTTTCCGCTTCTGTAGCCATTACTCCTTCTTCTCCTTACACCCACAATTGCACTCGACATGGACCCACCTTCCACAACAAAGTGTATAACCCGCATTCGGATACTTCGCCGGCTTCTTACAGACTGCGCAAAGAGGACTCATCAATGCTTTCCAATCAAAAGTAAGATATGCTCAAATCCTTCTTCGTCGGTGAAATACAACGGATGCTTGTCATCCTTGTAAAAAAAGACCGATGACCGTTCCACCGCCTGTCGGAACAACGGACCCGACACCCAAAAAGAAAACTCCGTATCGCCCTTCCACTTCGCCGGGACGAACTCCTCAGCCCGATCAGCTGGAATTATTAAAGCCGGATTGATCCCCTTCGGATTGACTACAATACGCAACCCCCCCTTCGCCGAATACACTTCGATGATTCGATTCACATCCCCTTCTGTAAATAAGAACAGCCGGTCCAACGCCAGCAGCAAATTCTCCCTCTGCCCCTCTGATAGATCAATCCGAATCCCGGACTTCCAAATCCACTTCGCTTCTTCGAAGAAAGGCTTCACCGATGGAAAGTCTGCTATATGCTTAACCTGAAATGCTACAACCTCCTCCCCAATCCAAGCCCAACACGCTGACCCATCCGGTGACAACAACGCCCCCTCCCGTAACGCCAGCTCCGATGCAGCTAACATACGAGCAATACGAGGCGGGAGCGTACCTTCCCACTTCACCTTTTTCTTCATCTCATACTTCGAAATCCGATAACTGTCACTTGACGCCAACACCTTCCCTTCTTGCACCCCAACTCCAGTCAACTGCGGCTTCATCTGATCCGCCCCAATCGAAAACCCGATCCGATCCACCCCCGTTACAAACTCCACCGGCATCTCCTGCGCCCCCTTCTGCTGCTTCTGCAGATGCCGCGTTGTCTGATCAGGCATCTTCGGAAAATCTTCTACCCTCATTTTCTGAAACTGAGCGAAAAACTCTCCCGCCCGTAACTCGATCGCTGACTGCCCAACTCGGAAGGATAACTGGAGATCTCCCGGAAATGAATTAACCACCGCTACCAACCGCTCTGCTTGGAGTAAAAAAGGACTCATACAAGAAAAAGGTACCCAAGACCGACAACCAGCATCCCCACTCGACGCCGAGATCTCATTCGGTTCAAACAGGAAACAACTTAAGGCGGGAACCACCGTACGCCTCGACGTTGTGAACTCCTTCAACAACTTCAGGACCTGCTGGAGATCAGCGACTTGAATACTCTCACTTTTTTTCTTCACCCACCGCCTCCTTCCATTCGCCCTTGTGCGAACTATCCGACTTTACCTCCAGATAAAAATACGAGAACAGACGGCGAGCATTGGACTTTTTTAACTCCGCCTTCACCCGAGCTCCTGGAGCTACTCCCGCCAGATAGACTTTCAAAAGAAACTCCCCTGGACGATCCCTGGATTAAAATCCACTCGCTTCCACGTCCGTTCCAACTCCTGAAAGAAACGAATATTAATAATATCCCGTGCTTGGTAATCCTTGGCTACCTGTTCCATTGTAAAACCATTCTTGTTCACAATGTCTTCAACCACCTTTTGCTCCAACCCAGACAACGTCTTGTAGTGCTTCCCTACTTTTTTCTGATCTGGCGATCGATCCGACACCGACACTGCCAGTACCCGGCCATCCAGCTGGATAAAAATTCCCCCAAACCGACCCTGCAAGACCCACGCCGTCGAATCCACTGAAAAGAAAGGATACCGGAGCATAATCGGCAATGTTGTAATGCCGAACCCATGCACCTTATGCCTAACCTGACCCTTCTTATCCACCAAATAGCCAAAGATCTGATCCAGATGCTTAATGATCTGCGGGACGGTGATATCCTTTCCCGCCACCCCTCCCACCCCAAAGTACTCATACCCATCTGCAATCTTTTTCAACCAACTAAAATCTTCCTTCCCCGAATGAAACACCGGCAAGGGATTCAATCCGTTCTTTTCCATCTCCTTCTGATTATCCCACGTCGCCTGTGCGTCCCCAATGACATCCAAATTCGCATAGACCGATACTCGATCCTTATACCGACGAACAAAATCTATGTAATCTGCGAGCTTAATTTCCACCTTCCGCGTCCAGGCACTAAACGCCCCCGAATCTAAAAACACATCCGGGCGTGACAACACCCTATCCAATTTCTTTGTCCCCCTCGTCTGGTCCCAAAACGAAACGAGTTCCCGTACCGGCCAATCAAGCGCCGGATGACTCTTCGGTAACGCGTAGGAGAAACCAGCAAAATATACCTTCATTCCCCACGACCATGACTTCCACCATCGGACACTGTAACAACAAGCCTCTGAGCTCTAAACTTCCAGACATGCGTCGGTCGCAAATAGCTAAACCTTTCAGTTAACATCTTTGCGGCCCCCCTAGCTCCTGCCCTTGTTTGGAAGGCGGCAGGCCAAGCCAAGACACAATCTGGGAGACTTCCACTGCCAAGCCACGGGAAGCCGACGAGAAAAGAATCCCGTTCAGATGAAAAACGAACCGCCCAACGACGAACTATAACCTTCTTACTCCTCATACCGTCCCAATCTTTCCAAGACGTACTCCATATCCGACGCCTGCTCCGGTACCGTGATCCGGACAAGATTCGGATACTGTCGAACCCGATTGATCAACACCCGGACCTGTATCCCTTGCTCTCGAAACCACTTCTCCAGCTTCTCGGGATCCTCCGTCTCGACGGTCACAAAATTGGCTGTATCCGTACTCACCACTTTCCCAACCCGAGACATCTCCGCCCTTAGTACCCATCGATGTTCCCGCACTCGCCGAACGGTCTCCTCTAACCACCGACGACCCTCATCCGTCCCCAGCAACCGATACCCTAATACTAATCCCCTCGCCGGCACTGCAAACATCGGAACCGGAACCAACCGCTCCATCTGCTCCAACACTTCTGGGCCTGCAACAATAACCCCCGCCCGCAATCCCGCCAAGCCGATCTTACTTGCCGATCGAATGATGACCACTCGTGGGAATGAGGTAAACAAAGCCGGCAGATCGCCTCTCCCCAGATAATAATCCCGATACGCCCCATCAATACAAATTCCCTTTGCTCCAAACTTCCCCATCGCCACAAGCTCCGACTCCCTCACTATCGTACCCAAGGGATTATGCGGCGAAGCTACAAACGCATATTGCCACTCTGTCTCATCCAGATGATAAGTCCATTCCTCAAAACTCGCATACCCCGACTGACGAATCAAATCCACCATCGGTGGATAGGCCCCATCCTGTATAACAGCGATGGGAACGAACGACGACGGAACCTGACTCTTCCAAAACCGAATGACAATATCCAACCCACCAAGTGCCCCGGCACAAGGTAGCACCCACGACGGCCCAGGCAATCCCAAATATCGCGCATAAGCATCTCGAAACCTCTGATAATCTAGCTCCGCCGGATACACATGGTCTTCCGGCAATGACGTGCCCATCCAGGACGGCAGCCCTCGGACCAACGTATTATTTGCTAGATTCAAACCCTGGAAAGCTGGATCAGGTATCTGATACCGCTGCACCTAGAACCTTCCTTTCCACTTCCAACCTCTCCACGCAAGTGTCACAGACCTTACACGACGGCTCTGTCCCTTCATAGCACGAATACGTCTCCGCCAAAAACCCCTGCTCCACTGCATACCGAACGACCTGCTCCTTCGGCGTTCCGATCAACGGAGCTTCTATCCGAACCTTCCCGTCCCGTGACCCGTACCATACCATCACCTGAAACTGACGAATAAAATCTTTGCTCGTATCAAACCCCACCCCGCCTTTGACTCCGATCCCAATACGCCTCACTAGAAATGTCTCCGCTAGCCCCACAGCAAAACTCAAAAAGATGGCATTACGAAACGGCACATAAACCGTCTGTCCATACCCCTTCTTATCCTTCTTAATCTCCTCCAAAGATCGGGAATGCAGCAACTCCGGCTGACCCGGGCCGGTCAACAACCCGGACTCGAAATGTCGAAACTGATCGTACAGAGGCATCAAACGGAAATCGGACAAATACTTACGCGCAAAAGGGCGAGCATAGGCTATCTCCACTGCATTCTTCTGCCCATAATCAAAACATAATCCTAACACCTTTTCTCCCGTTGACTGCCACCTATGCGCCAGTACTGCAGAATCTAACCCCCCGGAGAGTAAAACAATTGCTGTTATCATTTCTGTACTCCCATCAATGCCAACACTTCAGCCCGCACCGCGGGATCCTCCCGACAGACTCCCAGCATACATGACGTGACCATCTTGGCCCCCGGCTTCTGTATTCCCCGGATTGCCATACAGTCATGCGTCGCCTCAATGACTACCGCTACCCCTTTCGGATTCAAACAGACATGGAGTGCCTCCGCAATCTGTGCCGTCAAAGCCTCTTGGATTTGCAACCGGCGGGAAAAACATTCAACCAGGCGGGGAATCTTGGAGAGTCCCACGATCTTCCCATCCGGCAGATAAGCAACGTGGGCTAAACCGCGGAAAGGGAGCACATGATGCCGACAGAGCGAGAACAACTCAATATCCCGCACTACGACAAACTGATCATACCGGTCCGGAAACTCTGCTGAGAGAATCTCCTTCGGATCTTGCCGATACCCCCGAAGCAACTCATCCCAATACATCCGCGCCATGCGGCCTGGTGTATCTTTAAGATGTAACTCCAACTGCCCGAACTCTTCTCGTGATACTAAATCTGCGACCGCAGCAAGAAACCGACCGATGAAATCATCCAGAACAAATTCGAAGCTCTCAATAGACATCTGTCATGTTCCTCTCACGTTCCCATAAAGACGAATCTGCAGTCTGTCCGAATAATTCCACCCCCGACGCTTCGCTTCCTCTGCTACCCAAAACCCCTTAGCAGTAAGCGTCTTGCTATCCACTCCCTCCGGCATCAGATAAACCGAAGACGGCTGAATCTGAAACTGCTGGACTATCTCTTCAATCTCTTTATAATCTTCCGGACTCGCCACTACAAACTTGAAAAAGCATCGATGCGGACGAGCAGCGAACCATTCCAATACCCGCGCGACAATTCTCTTCTCCTTCGAATCGGCTCCATTGTTACTCGTTTTCGGCGACACGACATACTTCAAATTCCACAAGTTCACCCGCTCCACAATATCCGGCAACACCGTGCCATTAGTCTCAAACTGAATGGTCGAGGGTGCCCCCTTGACTAACGCAAATCGATCCCCCCCATAGAAGGCCTCAAACAACTCTCGCAACCAGGGCTGATGCATACGTAACAACGGCTCCCCTCCCGTGACGACTAGGAGCGGAGCCCCCACACACTGTTCCATAACCTCTTCTACTAGCAACGGCTTGATCTCCTGCTTAAGATCCACCCGTTGCTTATCCCACGTGTACCAGGCGTCACACCACGAACAATGCAGATTACAAAACCCCAACCGTAGGAACGTCGCCGGCATTCCCATGTAGGGGCCCTCCCCCTGAATCGACTTAAAGATCTCGCTGACGAAGAGAGGGTCAGACATTTTCTTCAGCTCAGATAGAATATTCCGCGTAACTCGACTCGGTCTCCCACACCCGCACCATCTTCAAATAACAACCTTTTCCCCAAGCAACCAGAGCTTTTTCCAACTCAGCAAAAAGCCAGACACACAAAGTCTCTGCCGTGGTATTTCGGATCTTCAAGACTTCGTTCAGATTCTGGTGATCGAGTCTCGAATGAAAATCTCGCTTCCAGATCTGACTGAGAATGCCGAAATCAAGTATCGCTCCAGGATGCTCCCCCTCCTCATCCACATCTCCCTCAATAACCACCTCGACCTTGTAACTATGCCCGTGGAGCCTCCTGCATTGGTGGCCTTCCGGCCAATCCTCTAAACAATGCGCCGCCTCGAATTGGAAAGTCTTACCGATCTGCATCATTTTCCTCCCAAGGAATACCCCTGTTGCTTTAGGAAATCATTTCCCTCTTCTGTTGCTTCCCGCTCCGCAATATCTAAATTATCTGACGGAAAGGCCGAGACATTCCCACAAATAGCACAAACAAGACGGTAAAACTTTGTATGGGCCCCTCCCCGCAATGGCACAATCAACTTAGACCCAATTTCCCAATTGCCGTTACAATCATGTCCAAACAATCGTAACACCTTCTCCCAGATCTTCACTCCCTCCTCCTCTCAACAACAATCTCCTTCCATAACTCATCGAACTTCGCTTGCTGCTTTGGCGACCAGGCTGTCCGATGCTGAAGTGAATCCAAAAAGTCCGTTTCCCACGTGGACAGTTTCTCGCTGTACTTTTCCAGAAGAATCTCTAAGGCTTCTTTGTCTTGTTGGGAGGGCATGAAACACCGAATTCAACTAAAAAAAGGGAGCGGGCCGGAATCAAACCGGCCACCCCTGCCCGGATGTCCCGAAGCCCTGAGCAGGTTATCCACTCGTGCTGATCGTGGGACTCAATCAGGCAGATCATCCGCTCCCTCATATATAAGATAACGGAAACCGCTCCTGGTATCAATCAGAAACTTTCTCTATGCAACAAGGCCAGCGCCAACCGTGCTTCCCTGACACTCTGACGGACCACTGTTCGTGGAAACCGAGACTCCTGGTCTATATACACAGACTCCAGGATCCCCCACGTCTCATCCGACAACATCGCCCGCAGATCCGCCAACGCCAACCCAAAGAACAGCGTCTCGACGTCCCAATACTCCAACTGCTCCCATGCCGCCGACAGATCAACAGTAATTCCAAACCCCGCCGTACGGACCGCTTCCACCATCTGATTATACAACGAACGTTTGATCAACCGGTCTCGGTCTGGGAATGCCAAATGCTGATAGCGTGTCCATGCCCGACAGATTGCTTCCCACCCTTCCTGTTCGAGATCATACGGATCGAGTATCGGATGACCCCGACGGCCCCAACGACGAGCAGCCCATTTTACCAGCCCGACATATTTATCCATCTCCTCCCCCCTCTTGTTCCTTCAGTACGGCCTGGACGCCAGGACGGTCGAGGGCGTGTTCTAGGTAAAAGTGAATCGTCGTTCGAGCCATAGAAGGATAGGGCCGCGATTGCTCCAAGAGCTCTTTAGCCTTGGTTGCTACCGCCCGCAGATCAGACTTGAGGGCAGTCTCCATCTCCCGAAACTCCCGGAGCAGCTGAATATTATTCGCCTGTTTAACCCGTACGGTCTTCTCTTTGGCAATAAGAGCATCCTTGAGCCCCCCTACTTCCACCTGCTCCTGTCGGTGCAATTGAGCAATGACATTCTCCAGACAAGCATCGCAAGTCGTCTTCGCTTCGTGTGGGCAATGGAACTCGCTCATCCCGTCCTCCGACGCCTCTTCGGGCCCGACACCTGCAACGTCTCCGACATGAGCTCAAGATGAACTCGGGACACAATCCGGTACCGGCCGTAGAGCAATCGCATCGGAATCCGATTCTGCATCATGAACGCTTCAATCAAATCCCGACCGAATCCCGTCTCCCGTTCCGCTTCGGTCAACGTGAGATACTTCTTGTCGGTCAAATCTTGAAGTGTTACCGCGATTATCTGCAACTTCTTGATAGTCATATCGACATTCTCCTCTCCCCTAACGCATAAAGTGCGACCATCGTTCCACTACCAGAAAATCCCGATTCCGGGCAACTCGAGACAAGAGCCGTTTCGCAATTGCCATCTGCCGACAGAGCATCATCGCTTCTGCTGCGTCTACCGGTAATCCGATTCCACAATTATTGCAACGACGACCCCGTCCGACGTGCCCCGCACAGACCGGACACTCATCAAGTCTCGCCATCGAATCTCTTCTCCATTCTCCTTGTCAAATATCAGCCAACTTGCGAACAGACGCATAACACGTTGGGCACAAATCTAATCCAATAATCGTCTGATCAGACTTGACCTTGAAGATGCTCAATACGTATTGCTCGGTCTTTGTAATTTCCTTCTCACACTTATCGCAGAACTTCCTGTCGGCCATGACGAAACTCCTTTCCGATGATTCTCATCTTCCCTCCTCAACGTACGGCCGTAAACAGCTTGTGCGTGCCCTCCTTCAAAAAGGGCGGGGGCGGGGGCGGAAAACCCGCCCCCGCCTGTGAGCTTCCGACCAGTCAGGTTACTTCTTCTTCCCCTTGGCCGCCTTCTTCGCAACCGGGCCCCCCTTCCGGTGGGAGGAAAACCGGCGCTCGAACTCCTGCATCCACGCCCGGACCGATGCTCCTGTGGACTTCTGCGTTGCCGGGTCGCTCTTGCCCAGGAACTTGAGGGCCGCCGCGGTAGCTTGCTCCTCCGTCCCTCCGCTCTTCCACACTTCATAGACCTTGAACTTCTTGGTGGTCGTGCGGTATCCGGTCGCCGGATCCGCACTCGCAGCCTTTTCTTTTGGCTTCTTCTCCTTCTTCCCCG